GCATCTTTTGGCTGCGCGATTCGATTTTCGCAGCGACGCCGTACGCTTCGATCGGTCTCGCGAATTTCGATCTCGAGCTCGAAGATGCGCCGGAGTGTATTGCGATTTCGCAACCAGTTGCGAGGTTAGTTTTATACGAGTTGCGATCGCATCGCGTCCGTTATCTCGAGAAGATTGGTCTCGTGGTCGCTTACGACCAGGTTGTTTTTACGTTCGAATACGATAGGAGTCCGGGGGTGGAAACGCAGTCGTTTATTTCGCATTATTTAGGTTCGTGGAGACCGCGATTGAAATTACGCGAACACTACGAACTATTGATCGCGCATCGAACCTACTTCGAGTGCGAGCTTTCGATAAAGGAGATACGGGCGAGGTTGCAAGGTTACAGGAGCAAGATAAGCGACGACGCATATTACGGTTACGTTGCGTTCAAATACTTTTCGAATGTTGTGTGGCATGCTTCGATTAGTCGTTCTCTTCTACTCGCGTTTCTCGAGTCAGCGAAGGACGAGGACACGACGTTTCGACTCGCTTATTACGAAGGACAGCGTTGCGTCGTTTGCCGTGCTGGCGACGTGATCGCGATCTTATCCGTAATCGACTAGTGCGAGGTTCGCTATGCGCGTTTACGTTCTCGGTCGATCGATCTTAGACGAGCGCGAACTCGAGCGATTCTTGCGCGATCACGACATCGCGTGGTCACGTGGCAGTGCGATGTCATCGAATTCGTCTGGGCCCAGGGAAAATGGTGACAGTTCGACGTCAGTAGTTTCGTCTGGGCCCGGGGAAAGTAATGACAGTTCGATGTCAGCGGTTTCGTCTGGGCCCGGGCGGATTTGTGACAGCGCGGTGTCAGCGGAGGTGTTGTGCGAGGTAGCCGGCAGAGTCTGCTACATGTCGTTTGCTCGACCGCGTCCCGGTGGCAACCGAGCGTATCTCGAGCACATCAAGGAGTCGGGGCACGGGTCGGTGCTGGAGCACGCTGTCTGGAACCTGTTGATCACGGGCGTCAGTCGTAGTCTCACGCACGAACTCGTGCGACACCGTGCCGGCTTCTCGTATTCGCAACTCTCGCAGCGTTACGTGGACGAGTCGGACGCGGAGTACGTTGAACCGGACATCATCGCGTCCGACGCCGAGTTGCACGCCGTGTGGACGGATGCGATTCGCTATGCACGCGAAGCTTACGTTCGACTCGTTCGACTTCTCGAGTCGAAGCTCGAGGACGAATCGTTCGCGTCGCGGTGGCTGCCGTCGGACGCTTCTATTAAAGATAGGAGGAAGGTGGCCCGGCAGGCGGCGCGTAGCGTCCTGCCCAACGCCACGGAGACGAAGATCTTCGTTACAGCCAACGCGCGGGCGCTACGCCACTTTCTCGAACTGCGAGGCAGTCGGCACGCTGAGCCGGAAATCCGGAAGCTAGCCAACATCTTGCTCGAGGTCCTTCAACGAGAATCGCCTCATCTGTTCGGCGACTACCGGCGAGTTCCACTTCCCGACGGCACATTCGAAATCGTCACCGACTACCGCAAAGTGTAACCACGTACACTACGAAAACGATGTATGTGCGTACACGATTTTCGTAGTTTTCGACGCCGTGGAGAGCTGCCGCAGAATTTTTTGGAAAAATTTTTTCGCCGCAAGTGCCTAGAAAACTAGGCACTTACGTCGATCGGCGATTTTTTTTTCGATTTTTCTGCTTGACGCCGTCGCGGGGCGTGTTATTATAACGGTGACGACGGTGAGGAACGAGTAACGAAGTAACCCGAATCCGAAAGGAGAAAGCCATGCGGTACCGTCACATGAGCTACAGCTACCACAAGTCGAGCGGTTGGGCCACCCGTCCTAACTACGGCAAGGCTCTCTACCAGACGAAGGCCGGAAAGTGGATAACGGTCGTTGTTTATTGGAAAGGCGTGTGCAAGGACGGTAAAGAGCGAGCGAAAGTCGGCTTCCCAGGGAAAGGGCCTAGCGACGACTTTTGGGTCGATGGCTGCCGGCTCAAGATGATTGATGAAGGACAAGTAAGCCGCGACTGGAAGGACGATAACGACATTTTCGATTGACCGTAACGATACCGACTGGCCACGGATGGCCCTACTGCAGTGATGCCGAAAGGCGATCGAGTTTCGAGTACCCGAAAGGAGGACTTACGATGAACCGAGTGGACCTTCAGCATGCGGTTGCGGACGCGATCGAAAAGGCCAAGATCGCTGTGAAGTCTCGCAAGGGCGCGCGGGCTGCTGTGAGAACCGGTGTGTACAAGGTCGGTGGCAGGGTGTTCGCTAGCCTTGATGGCGAAACCCTCAACGAAGTCAAAGGCGATCAAGTCTTTGATGTACCGTCTGGTGATGTTTCAAAGTACATGCAACCAGACGCTGCTCTCGTGATGTCCTACGAATTCAAAGACGTTTCGACTGAAACGCTGAATCGAATTCTTGAGATGTTTCGAGAAGTCGCTGCCCTCTAACTTCGAACCGTGATCTTCGAATCGTACTTTCGATTGCAGTGACGCCTTCGGGCGATAGGCACACCAACCCTAAGGAGGACTTACGATGGACGCGATTCGTTTCGTGCGCACTGCGAGCAACGTTTATCTTCTGCAGGTCGAAAACGAAGAGAAGTTTCGCCGCTGGGGCTTCGCTCTCGTCGACGACGACGGACTTACCTACGAGGGCGGATTCGAGTTCAGCCCTTGGCGCGTAGTACCGGATAACGAAGTGCCGCCCGATGTGCGCGAACGATTCCGGCCGGTTATCGAATCGTTCGAGGAATGAACTTGCGAGACGACTTAGTTGCAACTAACTACGGAGGACTAGCTATGGAATCGTTTTTCGTGAGGACGGTTTTCGGAGATTACTTACTTCGAGTCGAAGACGCACGCGCTCCGGGTGGCTTCGTCTTACTCGATTCGGACGGTCGGCCTTGGAATGGCGCTGCGGCCTGGGATTCGTGGACCGTTGTGCCGGACGACGAAGTGCCGGTCGAAGTACGAGGACGATTCGAGAAACTATTGCGAAGCGAATCCGAGTCGCTGTAACGCCGGAAGGAGGTTCGTATGCCGAGAAGACTTAGTTGGGACGAAGTATCCGCATGCATCGACCGCGAATCGGTCGAGCGATACGGTCGCTATTTACGCGGCGTCGTCGAAGGCGAGACTTACGTTCCGAAGGCGACCACGACGCCGAGCCTCGTGAACCGCACGATCGTGCTCGGCGTGGTCTACGACTGGTGTCGGCGCCGCTATCGGCACCGACCTTTCGCCGTCGTTATTCGCGCATTCTCCTGGTGTGCGCGGTTCTGTTATCCCTTTCATCCCGTCTTCGCTCGTTTCGGTATCGAGAGCGAAGACGTAATCGAAGCGCTCGAGTGGATCGCGACCGACTCGTATTCGTTTCGTTTCGCGCCTGCGAGCTACGGTGTTACGATCGTTAGCGAGCATCGAGACGGCGATCGTCGAGCGCGGCACTATTTCGCGCCAGTGCCCCTCGTGGCCCCGAGGATCGACGATCCAACTGCGGTGCCGTTCCGACTTCGCATGGCGACGCGACTCGTAATGGAGGCCGCACTTCGCGCGATCTGCGTGGTCGATGACGACGGCAACTACGACGAGATCGCGATCCGCGCAACTGTGCGCGATCTCCTCGAGGTCGCAGCACCGCTCGTAACTCCGAACTAGATTCGCGATCGAATACGAGAGTCGCTGTCACCGGCGTGACAGCGCGGTGACATGACTACGTTATGCCCGGAGTTGCCGGGCTTTTTTCATCGACTACGAGGGGCAACGATGAAACGACCACCCAGCTATCGACTCCTCGACGTTTTCGGCAACGTCGTTTATTCCGCTAACGATCTGCGTAAGGTCGTTAAGAGACTCGCGCAGTCGTTAGTGAAGCCAACAATCTACTCGGCGCAAGGTCGACGACACGTCGTCTTCTACCTCGAAAACGGCGTAGTGAAATGCTACGTCGGCAACTTCGGCGAGTCACGTAAAAGCGTCGAAGAACGCGTGATCCGCTTATTCCGCGCCTCCGATATCGCACGTCGTGTGCGACGCCACGTCTAGTCGATTTTCTCTAAACTCTTCTTGTCTCGAACTCGTCTCTTAGGTTAGACTAATTACGGGGCGAGGTCGTGAACGAAGCTGCTCTCGGTGATACGCTACGCGAGATCCGCGCAGCCGCAGGCGCGGTCCGCGAATCGTCTACGAAAATCGCAACCGCGGTCGAACACGCGAGTAGCGCTGCAATCTCCGCGGCATACTTCGCTGGCGTACGCGACGGATGCGTTGCGTGTACGATCGTGTTGGCGTTGCTGTACTTTGTTCTGACTCGCTTTAGACGGTAGATGTAGTTGCGGGTCCTTCCTGGGGCCCGCGCGAAACCGGCGGCCGGCGAGCAGCTTCGAAAATCGATTAGTTTGTCGCGCGAAGGAGTACTTCGATGCGTATTTCGATTCCCGAGCCGTGGCGATCGATTCTCGTTGCGGTCTTGACTGCACTACTTACGGTTATCGGCGGTGGCACCGCGGTCCACTTCGGTTGCGTGCGCGTACCGCCGCAAGACGAGAAGCGCGATGACAAGGAGAAGTCACCGCGACCGGACAACGACAAGCCGACAGCGAATCCGTGCGATGCGGTCGCGAAGATCATTATGACGGGCGGCTACTGCAGTGCGACGATCGTAGGTCCGAAGCGTGACGATGGCCGCTGGTATCTCGTCAGTGCCGCACACTGCCATCGCCGCGTTGGCGAAGAGGTGACGGTCGTTCTTCGTAACGGCGTTTCGTTCGGCGCTCGCGTGATCGCGATCAATCGCAAGTCTGACTGTTCGATCTTGCTGACAGACGATCGTCACGATCGACTGCCGTGGCTGCGCGTTGCGGAGTCGTACGGAGTCGGCGATAAGGTCTTCCACTGCGGCTACGGCGTGCATATTCCGGGCAATCGCGAGGACGGCTACGTCGTAGCGAAGGAGAACGCCGACCTTCAGGTTCGCTATCGCTTATCGGTTTCGCAGGGCGATAGCGGCGGTGGGATTATCGCGACATCGACTGGCGAACTCTTGTCGCCGGTCTGCTGTACGACTCGGCTAAACGGCGTCGGCGACGTGTGGGGCGCGTCACCGCGAGTTATTCGTTCGATGCTGACGCACCCGGCGCACTACTCGGACGACTTGAAACCGATTGCGATGCCGGTGCGCGACTTAGCGGAGACTAAGAGCGATGGCGGGTAGGACGATCGAAGAGTACGCGCATGTGGTCGCCGACGAAGCTTTGCGTCGACGACGTGTTATTTTGCGCGCTCGCGAGATCGGACCGCTACCTGAGGTCGCACATCCACGTCGGCGTGCGCGAGCGAGTCGATCGATTCTCGAGTGGTGTCGGACGTATCTTCCGTCGGTCTTTTCGCTGCCGTTTTCGGACGCGCATCGATCGATCGCTCGCAAGTTCGAAGAGGTCGTTCTTCGCGGTGGTTGCTTTGCGTATGCGATGCCGCGGGGTAGCGGCAAGACTTCGCTTTCGCTCGCGACCGCGTTGTGGGCGGTGCTGCATGGCCACGCGAAGTACGTGCTCGTAGTGACAGCAAACGGTCAGCGTGCGCGACAGACGATTCAGAATCTTATTCTCTGGTTGACGACGGCACGTGAGCTCATCGAGGATTATCCCGAGGCGTGTTATCCGATACTGCGCGCTGACGGCAGCTTACAACGCATGCGGTTTCAGCTTTTCGACGGCAAGCCGACGCATCTTCGACTTACGTTCGATCGAATCGTACTCGCGTCGATCGACGGTTCGAAGTGCTCGGGTGCGCTGATTCAGTCGGTACCTCTGCGTGGCGGTTCGCTGCGCGGCTTGCAACACGCGTTGCCCGACGGCCGACTCGTGCGACCGCAGCTCATTCTTGTCGACGACCCGCAAACACGCGACAGTGCGATGTCGCCACGGCAGTGCGAGTATCGACGTGCACTCATTCAGTCCGACATCCTCGGCACGATGGCGCACGACCACAAGGCCGCAGTGCTGTGCACATGTACCGTTATTCGCCGCGGCGATCTCAGCGATCAGTTGCTGTCGTTGCCCGAGTGGAGTGGCGAGCGGATCGGTCTACTTCGTTCGATGCCGACCGATATGGCGACATGGTCGGAGTACGAACGTGTGTATCGCGATGCGATCCGCGTGCGCGACTACCAGCGCATCAACGATTACTACCTCGCGCATCGTGCGCAGCTCGATGCCGGCGCGATTCCGTTTTGGGAAGCGTGTTACGATCCGCGCATCGAAGTATCTGCAATCCAACACGCGATGCATCTTTACTTCCAGGATCGCAACGCGTTTTACTCGGAGTACCAGAACGAACCTGCGGCGAATGTCGTTGCGGACGATTCGATCGCGATTGCGCCGGAATCGGTTGCGTCTGCGTTCGGCGATTTTTCGATTGCGCTGTCGGAGCGAGTCGGGATTTACGTCGACGTGCAGGAACGGATTCTCTACTACGCGGTCGTTGCGCGCGAGAACGATCGCGTGCGTGTAGCGTTTTCGACGTGGCCCGAGCAGCATGCGAATTACTACTCGGCAACGCGCCCGGCGCTATCGCTCGAAGGCTTTTATCGCGTTACGGCGCCGCAGTCGATCGAACGAGGTTTGCACGACTTACTCGCGCAGCTTCGCGCTCGTTATCCGAATAGCTTCGTGCTCGTGGATGCCGGCTATCGCAGTGACATCGTGTCAGCAGTGACCGCGATACACGATCGCGTCTATCCTGCTTTCGGTCGCTACGTCGGTGCGCGGTCGAAGTCGTCGGTCGTTGAACTCACGAAGCCGGGCGACGTAACGGGCAACGCGTGGCGCATGACCCGCGATCCGGATCGCGCCACAACGAGCGTGCTTATCGACACGAACCGTGCGAAGACGAGTGTTGCGAATCTCTTCGCGTCGTCTTCGGTCGAGATCGCGCGTACCGTCGATGCACCGGTTGTGATCGAGCATCTTACGTCGGAGACCGGCGTGGCTACGCAGTCGATCTGGCGACAATGCGTCGAGTGGTCGCTCTTACCCGCGCGCGAGAACCACTACTTCGACTGCCTCGTGGGCGCACTCGTTGCACGCGAGATTTTCGATTCGCTCGAGTCGACTACGTCTTCGACTTCGGATTCGAGTTCGAACTGGCTTCTCGAAGGACTACTTCGTTATCGTGCGAGGACGATGCCATGATTGACGAGGTGCAGCGGCAGCAGATCATCGAGTCGTTAGTCGAGCAAGCGCGGCAGCCGAAGACGGTGACTGTCGATGGCATGACAGTTCAGTATCGTGACGTGAGCGAGCTACTCGAATTCGTGCGCGAAGTATCGGAGCCGAAAGCGGTAGTCGTGAAGATGAACGCGCCGGGAGCGTTAGGATGATCGGGTGGCTGCGTCGAGTCTTCAGTACAAGTGGCAACGCGTCGTCAGCGCGAGCGGACGTTTCGTTTCGCGCGCGTTACGACGCGGCGGCAACGACTCCAGACAATGCGCAGCACTGGTCGCAAGCGGATGCGCTTTCGCCGTCGGCTGCACTAACGCCGAGTGTGCGACGCACACTACGAAACCGTGCGCGCTACGAGGTCGCGAACAACAGCTACGCAAACGGCATCGTCTCGACGATCGCGAACTATACGGTCGGCACCGGGCCGGTTCTTCAGGTTCGTACTGCGAACGAAGAGTTGAATCTTCGTTTTGAGCGAGCGTGGTCTGAGTGGTGCGCTGCGGTCGATTTACCCGAGATTCTGCGCACGATGCGTCGCTGCGTTGTCGTCGATGGCGAGGCCTTCGCGATCCTCTGCGACTATCCGCGGCAGCGAACGAAAGTCAAGCTCGCAGTTCGACTCGTTGAACCGGAGCAAGTTAGCGAGGGCCCGATCTCTGCGCTCATGCATCCGGTTGAGGGCATCGTCTTTGATGACTATGGGATGCCAGCGGCGTACCACGTTTTGCGGCGACATCCCGGTGACATCGCGGTCGCAGATATCGACTACTCGTACGAGACGATACCGGCGGACTCCGTTATTCACTACTTCCATCGCGAGCGACCGGGCCAGTGGCGTGGCGTTCCCGAGATTACGCCGGCGCTGCCGCTCTTCTCGATTCTGCGTCGATTCACGCTCGCGACCGCGGCCGCAGCCGAGACTGCAGCGAATCTCGCAGCCGTCTTGCAGACCGACTCGGCCGCGTACATTCCGCGCGATGCGGAGCGATTCGCGCGCGAACTCGTCTGGCAATTCGTCGATCTGCGTCCGCGTAGTGCCACCGTGTTGCCACCAGGTTGGCGCCTCTCGCAAATGACCGCGCAACATCCGACCACGACCTACGGCGACTTCGTGTACCACCTAATGAGCGAGATTGCGCGGTGCCTCAACGTTCCCGTCGTAGTTGCGCTGAACGACTCTTCGCGTGCGAACTTTTCGAGTGGTCGCCTCGATCTTCGCAACTGGTATCGCGCACTCGAAGTCGAGCGTGCGAGGATCGAAGCGATCGTGCTTGAGCCGCTGCTACGAGCGTTCTATCGCGAGTGGCGCGTTGTTGACAGCGAGGCGTCATCGCTTGTGGGCTTAGGTCGTGACGTACCGGATCACGAGTGGTACTGGCCTGCGCTTGAGGGTGTAGATCCGGAGAAAGAAGCGAAAGCGCAACGCTTGCGTCTTAAGAGCGGCCTTACGACGTTCGCATACGAGTATGCGAAGCAGGGTCGCGATTGGATGACCGAGCTTCGTCAGCGAGCGAAAGAGTATGCGCTCGCGAGCGAACTCGGTCTCGATTTCCTTTTCGAGAAAGGAGGTAATAGCGATGCCGAAGACGACGAAAAAGTTTCTTCGGATTCGAGCGAAGGCGAGGATTCGCGCGCAGGATCCTGAAGACGAGCTCGAAGACGAAGAAGACGAAAACGAAAACGAAGTCGCCGCGCAAGACGAAGAGTCGCAGCCGGCGACCGAAGAAACGCAGCCGACTGACGATGCTGAGTCAAAGCTAAGAAGAATCCAGATCGTCGCGTACACCGGTGGTACGATGACCGTCGAGGGCTGGCCGCTGCCGGTCGTAGTCGATCTTAGTGGCCTCGAGGTTCCGACGAGTTCGTTGCCGATCCGCTACGCGCACGACGAGTACGCTGGCATCGGGCACACGACGAATATCGCGATCGAAGGCAACGAGATCGTCGCGGATGCCGTGGTCTCGCGCGATACCGAGTACTCGCGCGACTTTCTCTCGTCGATCGAGAACGGCTTTCCGTGGAAGGCTTCGATCGGTCTCGAGGTCGTCGAGTATCGCGAGATTCCTGACGGCGCGGAAGTCGAAGTCAATAGCCAGTCGTTTACGGGTCCGCTCTACGTAGTCGATCTCGCGGTTCTGCGCGAGATTTCGATCGTCGATGTTCCCGCGGACATCGGCACGTCAGTCGTGGCCGCGAAAGCTGCTCGGAGGGTTGAAATCGTGAAGCGAATCTTAGGTAAGTACCCGCATCTCGCGGAACGAGCGATTCAAGAAAACTGGTCTACGAAAAAGTGTCAACTCGCTTCTATTCGAGCTAGTAGGCCTAGCAGTCGAGTTGTGCATGCATTTGATGCCAGCTTAGACACAAACGAAGTCCTTACTGCTGCGGTCATGCTCCGCGCCGGCGGTTCGGTTGCGAAGAGCGTCGAGAAGAAATTCGCGCCGCGGATCGTCGATGCCGCGTCGAAGTATCGAAATCTCGGTTTGCTGCAGTTAGCGCGTGAGTGCTTGCGAATGGAGGGCCATCGCGTCGATCCGTACTCTTCGCCGATGGATGTAATTCGCGCTGCGTTCAGCGTGCGATCGTTCCCGAATCTCTTACGCGAGTCGGCGTATCGAATCCTCGTTTCGACTTACGAGACGATGCCGCCAACGTGTCTGCGGATTGCGCGCATCGTGGAAACCACAAACTTCATGCCGCATACACTTGCTCGACTTAATGCGTTCGCGCAGTTTGAACGTGTACCACCAAGCGGTTCGATCGCGCAGGAGCGAATCGGTGACAACGGTTGGCAAATCAAAGTTGATACATACGGTCGGTTGTTCACGATCACACATCAAGACATTGTCAATGATGATCTCGGTGCGTTCCTCGCGATTCCGCAGGAAGCTGCGCGAGGTGCGATTATCGCGCTCGAGAATCTCTTCTGGAGCACAGTCGTTGCGAACCCCGGTGGCTTCTTCAGCGCCGCGAACGCGAACGTCGTGACGAGTGCGCCGCTCACGATTCCGAATCTCGATCGCGCCGTCGAAAGGATGCTGGCGCAAACAGATCAGTTCGGTCAACCGGTCTTCGTGAAACCGAGTTTCCTCGTAGTACCGGTCGGCTTGAAGGCGACTGCCGAGAATCTCTTTACGAGTGTGCGCGTCGTGATCGCGGGTGGCAGCGCTGAACGCACGTTACCGGAAACGAACGCCTACGCTGGCCAATTCGAGCCGGTCGTTACGCAATACTTACCGACGAACGGTGCAAACTCGACGTGGTATCTCGTAGCCGATCCTGCAACTACACCAGCATTCGCAGTTGCGTTCCTGCGTGGTCAGGAGACACCGATTATCGAGGAAGTGCAACCGATTCCGCAATTCCTCGGTTACTCGGTACGCGCCTACTGGCACTTCGGTGTCGCGTTACTTGATCACCGAGCTGCAGTGCGTGCGACAGCGTAATGGTAATGAGAAACAATGAACGCAGTCCTCAACGATTTTTTCGAGACACTACTTCGCAGTCGCGGCGTTCGGCTTCGGCTTCCGAACGGTTCCGAGATCGACGCCGTGGTCGCACGTCGCGATTCGCAGTCAGTGTTACTCGGCGGCCAGGTCGCAGCCGATACGACAACGCAGTGCTTCGTTGTGCGCGCGAGCGACTTGCCCGCCGGATATTGGCCACGTGTCGCAGACGAAATCGTCAACGTCGCGACATCGCAGCGGTATATCGTAGTGCGTGCTATCGGTGGTGCGCACGCAACGACTTCGAGCGATCCCTATGGTTTCCTCGTTCGTGTGTGGACGAGGTTAGCATCCTAACGGAGGCGGACAATGCTCATCACAGTCAAGCATCACGATTTCGTGGTTCCAGTCGTGTTCGAGACCGATCGGCCCGCTGGTGCGCTTGTCTTTCTCGGAGATATGCCTGCAGTTACGCTCGAGCCGATGAAGGCTCTCGTTCCGGGCGGTGTCGCGGTCGGTGCCGTTATCGAAGGTCCGCGCGAGACGGGTGCTGGTTGGCCGCAAGGTACAGTTGTGTACTGGAACGCTGCGAACAATCGATTCACGACGACAGCGACCGGTAATAAGCGTGTCGGCATAGTAGTCGGTGGAAATATCACTTCCGATGCAGCGACTCGCGCACTCGTGTTGATGGACCGATGATCGCGAGCTTACTAGACGCCGTTGTCGATACGCTCAACGGACCGCCGTTGGCGGCCTCGGTTGTGGCGTCCAAGACGTGGGCGCACTATTGGGTCCTCGCACGCGAGACGCCCGACGTGTGCGTCGTGACGTTCATTCGTTCCGAGCGTGAGCGACTTTCGCGATCGCGATTTCGATTCCTTCTCGACGTAGAGGTCGTTCGCGCTCGACCGTACGTGGATGCGTCGTCGGTCGAGACCGTCGTGAACGACGTGCACTCGATTGCGTCGCGACTCACGAGTCAGGAAGTGCTCGAACGAGGTGGTATCGCGTATGCGTTTGAGTCGATCTCGTTTTCCGATCCGCTTTACGAGATCGAGGAAGTATTCGACGAGAGTTCGTTCGTTCGCGCGAGTGTGACTGCGCGTTACGCCGTGTTGGAGTCGTTGTGATGGCATCGGAGTCGATCGTAAAAGTAAAACAACTCTTTCTCGATCGGCCAGCGGTCGTGCGTTACTTCGATCGCAAGACGCTGCGTGTTTTCAAGCGGTTCGGAGCGTTCGTGCGACTGGTCGCGCAGCGAAGCATGCGTCGACGTAAGACGGCGTCGCCACCGGGCCAACCGCCGTCGGTGCGTAAGGGGCAGCTTCGAAGGTTGATATTCTTCTCGCTCGACGAGCGAAAGAAAAGCGTCGTTATCGGACCGACACTACTACGTCCTGACTCGCCGGTGCCAGCGCTTCACGAGCACAGCGGTGTACGTCGATACGGCGCACGTGTCGCGAAGTATCCGAAGCGCGAGTACATGAAGCCCGCGTTTCGCGAAGGGCTGAAGAAACTGGCGCAGTTCTATAAGGAGGCAAACGCATGAGTCGAACACGACTGGGGCACCTCGCGAAGCTATACGTCGATAGCGCGAATAATTGGACCACGCCGACGTGGGTCGAGGTGCCGAACGTCAGCAACCTGACACTAAACTTATCGCACGCGACCGCAGACGTGACGACGCGTGCGCATGCAGGCTGGCGCACGCAGGTCGCGACACTGAAGGAGGCGACGATCGAGTTCGATATGCTGGACGTTGCGGGCGACCCGAGTGTCGCGCAAATTCGTCAGGCGTTTTTTGCTCGCGGCCAACTGCACGTTCTTTGTCTCAACGGTCCGCGCACCGAGGTCGGTTCGTGGGGTTTGAAGACGCTGGTCGAAGTGACGCGGTTCAATCGTGCCGAGCAAATGGGCCAGGCCATCGTAATCTCGGTTACGTTCGTGGTGTCGCCGTTACTCGACGGCGGCGTCTATCGTTATCCCGAGTACTTCGAGGTAACGCCCTGATCGTGAGAGGACTTACAGCGATGCGTCATCGATTTACGGACGAGCATGGCCGCGAGTACGAAGTTGCGCGGATCAGCTTCGCGCGATACCACGATCTTCGCGACCACGGATTCGATCTTGCGAAGTGGGCCTCGGAAGCGCTCGCGCGCGTAGTGCGACCAGACACTACGAATGACAACGCGTTGTCACAGCGATTCGACTACGAGGAGTTTGTGCGCATACTCGCTGACGGTGCTGTTTTTCGTGATCGCAAGACTGCAGAGGCGTTGTTGACAGTACTTTGTCGCGACTCGCTTTCGCGTCACGGTGTGACCGCGAACGAAGTTTTCGAGTCGCTCTACGGTCGATCGATTTGGGAAGCCGAAGTCGCGTTCATATCGAGGATCCTCGATTTTTTCGAGGGCCATCCGATCATGCGCGAAATTCTCGGCGCCGCGTTGAAGTTGCTACTGTCGAAAGTCGAAGCGAGTACTGCGATATCGAGTCTTACGTCTGGCACTTCGCCGGTTACCTCGGCGTAGCGCCGTGGGACTTTACGCTCGGCGAACTGCGCGCGATGTACGAAAGTCGATTATTCCACGATCACTGCCACTACGGTATCATCGCAGCAGCAATTGCGAACGCGTTTCGTGGTAGCGAGTCGCCGACGATTCGAGTCGAAGATATTTTCCCAGATGTTGTCGAGTACCTCGAGCGGTTCGGTGTTCGGAACGATAACGAGTTGCCACTACTAACGAAGGACGATCTAAAGTCGTGGCTAGCCCAGCAGAAATCCGAGCGGGTCGTGCGAGTGTCGAGCTGACGCTCACGGATCGACTGACTGCGGACCTCAACGCGGTGTCGCGCAAGCTCGCAACGTGGGGCGTTGCGTTGCAGGGTATCGGCGCATCGATACTCGCAGCGTTTCGGCCGGCTCTATCGGTTTTCCAAGAGCAGGAAGCGATAGGTGGCTGGGCGTTGCGATTGCGCACGTCGGTCGAGCAGTTCTCGAAGCTCACGTCGCTCTTTCGCGTTTGGAACGTTAGCGTCGACGAGCTCGGCGCATCGCTCGAGAGCATGACCGCGAAGCTCGATGCGAAAGCGGTGGCCGAGTTCGGGGACGTGCTCCAGAACCTCGGCGTTATATCGTTCGCGCATCTGCCGCTCCAACAGCGACTCGAAGTCGTACTCGAGGCGTTGCAACGCATTCCGGACGAGACACAGCGTGCGCGTATCGCAGTCGAGCTTTTCGGCGATAAGGTCGGTATGTCGCTCGTTTCGATGGGCATGCTATCGAACGATGCGAAGGAGCGACTCGCGAATCTGACCGCGACTACGAGTGAACGAGTACAGCACGCCACGCAGATCATGCAATCGTGGCGCGAGATCACGGCTTCGATCTCTGCGGTCTGGTACGAGGTCGCTGCTGCGATTGCGCCAGTGTTGGAGGCGATCGCGGCGTGGCTAAAGAACGCGACTGCGAATCTTGTCGAGTGGGTACGCGCAAATCAAGGCGCTGTCATCGCGATAGCAGCGTTCGCTGCAGGTCTCGTAACCGCGGGCACTGCGCTACTCGCCTTCGCAGGTATCGTGAAGCTCGTCTCGATCGCGATCGGCGTTTTTAGTGCGCTCCTCGCTGCACTGAAACTCGTGCTTCTCGCGATTATGAGTCCGATTGGTCTTGTTGTTGCCGGCGTTGTCGCGCTTGGCGTGGCCGCGGTTGCGAGCGGCAACAACACGATCGATAAGTTCCGCGAGATGAAGACCGACTTGCAAGGACTCGCGACCGACTGGTCGAATTCGATAAAGGCGATCGTGGCGTCGATAAAGTCCGGCGATATCGAGACCGCGTTCAACATACTCGTAAAGGCGTTAGAACTAACGTGGGCCATGTTGATTCGATCGTTGAAGCGCCTCTGGTGGTCGTTTGTTCGCGATATCTTTCAGTTCTTCGTAAATAACCCGTGGGTGCTGCCCCTCGTCGGTGGCGGCGCAGGGCTTTTTATCGCGGGTCCGTGGGGCGGTCTCGCGGGTGTCGGTGTTGGTGCGCTCGGCCAAGGTGTGCTCGCGTTGAACGCACAAAACATCGATAAATTCTTCGAAGATAAGATCGAGA